AAGGATTAAAATGATATGGCCACTGGATGGGGACGAAAGACATGGGGAGCATCAGAATGGGGAGACCTTTCTGACGAGATAGTTTCCGTTAGTGGCATATCATTAACATCATCAATAGGTTCTGAAACAGTTACAGCAAATGCTGATGTAAGCGTTTCAGGTATTTCGTTATCATCAAGTATTGGATCCTCAGTTGCTGGTACATCAGCTTTAATTGATGCTGGACCTGTAACAATGTCTATTGGTGTAGGTAGCACCGTTGTTGGTATTGGAGTTCCAGTCACAGGTATTTCGACAACATCAAGCATAGGAGCTGCCACTGTAGATGAAACTACTTTAACAGGAGAAGGTTGGGGTAGAGGTGAATGGGGTGAATTTGCTTGGGGTGATAATTTCTCAGTACAAGTAACAGGACAATCTTTAACATCATCTATAGGAAACGAAACAGCATTTACAGATGTAACGGTTGCTGTAAGTGGATCTCAAGCAAGCTTCACACAGGGAAGTTTTTCAATTCAAATTGATGGAGATGTATTTGTTAATGCTGCTGAAGATCAATTAGATTTTACTCAGGGTTCTACTTCCGTAACTGGAGATGCAAATGTATCAGTAAGTGGAATATCTTTAACTTCAAGTATAGGCAACTCTGCAGCAGGCTTATTCCTTGATGTGCCTGTAACAGGTATTCAAGCATCTTTCACACAAGGAACTATATCCCTAGTACAAAGCACGAATGAACCTGCTACGGGCATTTCTGCTACCATGACACTTGGACAACATTCAGAAATACCTGCACAAATAGTAGGAGTATCAGGACTATCTATTACTTCATCTTTAGGAGAAGAAGGTCCTGTAACAGGTGATGCTTTAGTAACACCTTCAGGCATACAATTGACAGGATCTATAGGAAGCCCTAATATTACTTCGTGGAATGAGATAGATTTAGGGGTATCCAATACGTGGACGGTAGTTGATTTGGCTGCTTAGTTAATGTAAAATGTAAAATTATTAAGGAGAATTTTTTATGGCATCAAGTTATTCAAGTGATCTTAAACTAGAGCTAATGGCAACCGGTGAAAATGCTGGTACATGGGGTGATAAAACAAACACAAACTTAAACTTAATTCAACAGGCTGTAGCAGGATTTGAACAAGTAACTTTATCAAGTGGTGGTACTCTTGCTCTTGTAATGAGTGATGGTGCTGCTTCAAACGCGAGAAACATGGTAATCAAATTTGCAACTGCAACAATTGCAGCGAGCACAGTTTGTACTATACCAGATTCAATTGAAAAATTTTACATCTTTGATGCAACAGGTTTAACAAATCCAACTAACCTCACAATTAAAACTGCATCAGGATCAGGATTTACTTTAGATCAAGCAAAAATTTACGCTGCATATTCAGATGGAACTAACCTAAAAGAAATTTCTTTAGATACTTTAGGAGGCACTGTTGCTGCTGCAAATATTTCAGGGACTATTGCAACTTCACAAATAGCAGATCACGCTGTAACTTTTGCAAAAATTCAAGAGACAACTACTGCTAATAGAGTGATTGGTGCTGCATCTGCTGGAGACGTAGGTGAAGTACAAGTTGCAACAGACATGATAGCTGACGATGCTGTTACTGCTGACAAATTAGCAAACACATCAGTTACTGCTGGATCTTACACGACTGCAGATATAACGGTTGATGCGCAAGGAAGAATTACTTCTGCAACTTCAGGAGCAGGAGGAGCAAATAGTATGAACCTTATGATTGCACAAGCTGGACCTGCAAGTGGTAACTACACTTCTCCAGCGAACGCCTCAAAATTTTACGCTGTTGCTTTTGCGGGCGGAGGCGGTGGTGGTGGAAACCATCAAGGATGGAACCGTTCTGGAGGAAATGGAGGATCTGGCGGCTCTGGAATGTTTAGAGGTGCTGTGCAAGCAAGCACACCTTACTCTTACAATGTAGGAGGTGGAGGATCTGGATCTTCAGGAAGAGCTCAAAACTCAGGAGCTACCGCAGGTGGTAACGGGGGAAATACAAACGTAACTAATTTATTTTCTGCCAACGGAGGTAACGGTGGCCAAGGATCACAAACAAACGGTGGTGGAGGAAACGGAACTTCAGGAAGTGCTCCAGGCACATACTCGAACGCATTGAGCACAAATATATTTTATCAAAACACTAGATCTACAGGTGGAAGTGGAGGACCTGCAAGTAACAATACACAACAACCTGGAAACCCTGGTGGAGCAGGCGGTTTAATGTTTTATGTGGATGAACAATCGTAAGGATAATTATTATGGCATATTTTATTTTTGATCAAAACAATAGTTTAACAAATATTGCAAAAAATGATTCTGACAAAGATTCTTTAAACAGAGATGTAAATACAGAAATTGTAAAAGATGTTTCTGACTCAGATGCAAATAGTGTAATTCTAGGAGAATCAACTGTATCATTTGATGGAACAAATGTTACTGTTTCTCCAGTAGATACAAGTGTTCAACCAGATGTGCCTGATCCAAATTATACTCCAGGTACAACAAACGCTTTTGAAGATCAAACAGGACTAAAGAATTATATTGATAAATGTGTTTTTCCTGCTGTAAAAGATTTTGTAGATAACAATCCAAATAATAGCATGTATTCAGGAATTAAAACTTATCATGATTATTTACAAAATATTGATTATTCTTCAATTACATTTCCAATAAGTGTATCTTGGGAGAAATATTGTAATGACAATGGTATAACATTTTATCATCCTTTACAAATTCCATAAATAATATATGAATCTTTGATGATTAACAAAATCATCACTTTTTCAACTGAAAAAAGTTACTTCAAACAAAAAGATTTATATCCCGAACCTTGTAAATTAAATATTCCGGATTGGTTTAAAAAATTAGATCACACAGCAGAGCTTATGACTGTTAAAGGTTGTATGCCTTTTTTAGATTCTTTGACATCAGGTTATCTTTTAAAAATACCAGCTGATTTATATTTAAAACATAATTACTCTGATGAAAATGGAAGATATACTACAATACATAGTAAAGTTCCAAACATACCAATAATGAAATTAAACGTAAACAAAGAGGGAGATGAACAGTTACACCCACCACAACAACTTGGTAATGAGTGTCCATTTCATAAAAAGAATCAAGGTCTTTCTTATCAAAAAATATTAAACCCATGGTTAATTAAAACACCACCAGGATATTCATGTTTATTTTTACCACCCATGAATAACGGTGACGATAGATTTTCTATAATACCTGGTATAGTAGATACAGATTCTTTTATATCAGAAATAAATTTTCCTATTATTGTAAATGGAGATAAATACCCAATGTTAGAAACAATAATAAAAAAAGGGACACCATATGTTCAGGTTATACCTTTTAAAAGAGAATCATGGAAAATGGAAGTAACTAGTAATAAAGAAAACAGAATAGAAAGAATATTTTACCAACAATTTAAATTTCTTCATAATTATAAAACAAGGTGGTGGAATAAAAAATCATGGAAGTAAACGAAACATCTTTAGAAAGTTATTTAAAAAAGTATAATAATTTTTTACCAGATAATGTATTTAACAATTTCTACAAATATGTAAGCTCTTTAAAAGAGTTTGACCAAGGTCAAATAAGTGGAGGTGAAAATCAAGAAATTAACAAAACAATAAGAAATGTATTTACTTTTGATTGTAAAAATACTGAGGAAGAAAAAAGCTTTACAAATATTCATTGGACAAATCTTTTTTTGCATTTGTTAAGTAATAAAATAAATAATTATTTTGAAAAATTTTATGAGTATAATCAAATAACAATAAATAATTTGCAAATATTAAAATATGAAGTTGGTGGTCATTATAGATTACATTCTGACAATTGCCATAAGTTTCCAAGGTCTTTAAGTTTTATTTATTTAATTAATGATAATTATGAAGGAGGAGATTTAATATTTCAATCACCTTTTGGAAGTAAACAAATAAAAATAGAAAAAAAGAAAAATACTTTAATAGTTTGGCCTAGTAATTTTTTATTTCCTCATTTAGTAACACCTGTAAAAAATGGTGTAAGATATTCAATGGTAGCGTGGGCATCATGATAGAAAATTTTAATTATAAAGTTGTAAAAAATTTTATTACAGAAGAAGAGGTTAAACTATTTAATTATTGGTGTGAAATAAAACACAGAACTAATATGAAATATTTTGACATTGATCAAAGTGATAATGCTGATTCATATTTTTATGGTGATCCAATAATGGATTCTTTACTTTTGAAAACAACATCTAAAGTATCTGAAATAGTAAATCATAAATTGTTACCATGTTATTCATTTACACGAATATATACTAAGTTTGGTGATTTAAAAAAACATATAGACAGGCCGTCTTGTGAATTATCTGCAACATTACACATAGGCAGTGATGGTACTAAGTGGCCTATATTTATGGATGGAGAACCGATAGAACTAGGTAAAGGTGATTGTGCAATCTATCGAGGAACAAAAGTAAATCATTGGAGAGAAGAATTTAATGGTGACTGGTATGCTCAAGTATTTTTACATTGGGTGCTTGCTGACGGAAAATATTCCGATTACTATAAAGATAAACGTCAATATTTTGGAATGAGGAAGTAATATGAAATTTTACCAAAAAGAGGATGGATCTTGCGATATAGTCTTTTCTGATGATGAAATAAAAATAATAAATAAACATAAAAAAATAATATTAACAGCTGAAGCTTTTAGACATTTTGGAAATGTTTTAGTTACTATGGTGGCTAAATTTCAATTATTGTTTGATGACAAAATAGCTAATCTTGAAACTAAGGATGATGCTAAGATTGAAGGTCAAAGTCCTGATGATACAAATAGAAAATAATTACCTTAATCACGATTTACTTTTGAATATAGAAAAAATATGTTCTAGTAAAGATTTTCAATGGATAATTAATGATTGGCAAAATTTACATCTACAACATTTTTTTGTTGAAGAAAAAGGCAAAAAAGTATGTTTCTTTACCAATGAAATTATTGGTCAAATACTTAAAAATCTTAAGGCTGAATATGTACTAGAGTCTAGTATAACGTTATTTACCAAAAAATCAGAAATGAACGAATTTGATTGCGTAAGTGATTTTTTAAAAGACAAAGATTACAAAACATTTTTATTAATATTAAATTCTTGTAATGGATATACTAGAATACACGGTCTGAAACAAATAGAAACTAAACGAAATATGGCTATATTTATCGACAAGCCAATTCCTTTTGTAAATACCAATACAACAAACGAAAATTGTAGAGGAGTTCTAGCTATTCATTACCAATAAAAGATATGTTATAATATTGCATGCCATTAACAAAAGTAGATTTAGCCCCTGGATTTAACAAACAAGTCACTCAGACTGGTGCTGAAGGTCGATGGACTGACGGTGATTTTGTTAGGTTTAGATATGGACTACCTGAAAAAATAGGTGGGTGGGAACAAATCCTAGAAGGAACTTTAATAGGTGCTGCAAGAGAACAATTTGTATGGGCTGATTTAGATGGAAGACGTTATGCAGCTATTGGCACAAATAAGATTTTAGCTATTTATTATGAAGGTGCTTTCTTTGATATAACACCTTTAGGCACAGCTTTGACTAGTTGCACTTTTGATACTGTGAATACATCAGCGACCGTAACCGTAAACAAAGCAGCTCATGCTTTGGAACCTGGAGATATTTTTTTATTTAGTTCTGTAACGCCACCAACGGGAGCCGGATATGTTGCATCTGATTTTGAGACAAAACCATTTCAAGTAGTAACCGTTCCTGACAGTGATAGTTTTACGATAACCATGGCAAGCGCAGCAGGGACAACGGTCAACGGATCAGGGTCAGCTACAGTTACACCTTATATAAAACCTGGAGCTTTAGGATTTACATACGGCTTTGGTTGGGGCACAGGATTATGGGGAGGTGGCCAACAAGTATTTAGCACATTGAATGGAGCTTTACTAGACGACACTGCCGGAACAGGAGGATCAGGAACTTCAATCACACTTGCATCGACAACGGGATTTCCAGCAACAGGAACAATTAAGGTTGGTGCAGAATTTATTTCTTACACAGGTATATCCTCTAACGATCTTACTGGCATCACTAGAGCTGCAGCAGGAACTAGATCTGCACATTCCAGTGGTGCAGGTGTTGAAGTATTTACAGGTTGGGGTGTTGCATCTTTATCACAAACTTTAACCACAGATCCTGCGTCATGGTCTTTAGATAATTTTGGTGAAAAATTAATAGCAACTATTAAGAATGGACAATCTTTTGAATGGAATCCAATAAATTCAAATTCTAATGCATTGAACACAAGAGCAACTGTAATTACAAACGCACCCACTGCCTCAGTTATGTCTTTAGTATCTGATAGAGATAGACACTTGATAATGTTAGGAACTGAAACAACTATAGGCGACACTGGAACACAAGACAAATTATTTATAAGATTTTCAGATCAAGAAAATATAAGTGACTATACACCTACCTCTGTTAATACTGCCGGAACTTTTAGACTAGATTCTGGAACTAAAATCGTTGGAGCAGTTAAAGGTAAAGATTATACATTTATTTTAACAGACAACGCTGCATATGTAATGCAGTTTGTAGGACCACCTTTTACTTTTTCTATAAGACAAGTAGGATCAAATTGTGGTTGCATAGGCCAACACGCAATGAAATATGTAAATGGTGCAGTATATTGGATGGGTGAATCTGGTGGTTTTTTTGTTTTCGATGGTACTGTAAAATCATTACCATGCGAAGTTGAAGATTTCGTATTTACAACAAAGAATGGTGATAACTTAGGTGTTAATTATCAAAATGGTGAATCAGTTTACGCAGGACTAAATCATTTATATGAAGAGATTTGTTGGTACTATCCTAAAGCTGGATCTGATTTTAATGATAGATATGTATGTTTTAATTATCAAGATAGAACTTGGGTGACAGGTTCTTTGTCAAGAACCACATGGGTAGATGCAAATTTATATTCTGTCCCATATGCAACTGAGTTTACAAGCACAGGAACTGGATCTTTTCCTGACGTTCAAGGAGTAACAAACATAAATGGTTCTACAACCTATTACGCACAGGAAACTGGAGTAGATCAAGTTGATACTGCAGGAAACAAAACAGCAATACCTGCTTTTATTGAATCAGGAGATTTTAGTTTGAATATAGAAGGTAATGCTCAAGTGTTTATGAGTATGCGAAGATTTGTTCCTGATTTTAAAACAATACAAGGTGATGCTCAAGTAACTATTCTGCTAAGAGACTTCCCAAGTGACACAGAAGTATCGTCTCCACTTGGACCATTCACGGTCACCGGATCAACACAAAAAGTAGATACTAGAGCTAGAGCTAGATTTGCTAGTTTAAAAATTGCTAATACAGGAACAGAACAGAATTGGCGTTTTGGAACTTTTAGAGCTGATGTACAACCAGACGGAATGAGGGGATAATGGAACCAGATTTATTTGTACCAGGTGACCAACAATATCAAATGGTAAATAAACCATTAGAACCCGTAGGTATTGCTCCACTTGTGGAAGGACAAGGAATGCCTTTACCTGATTTTAAAAAAGTTGCAATTAATGTAGGAAAAAATATGGCTGCAAATTATGCAGCTAAAAAATTAGGTTTGAATGCAGCACAAGCATCAGGACTAATGTCTATTCTAGGAGTAGGTGCAAATATGTTTGCACCCCTTGCTGCAGTATCTGCACTTTCAGGAAGATCTTTAGGTATTTCAGATTATTTAGCGAATAAACGTGCACAAAAAGAATATAATAGATCAGAGAACATGCTAGAGGCTAAGGTTCTTTCAAATCAATTAGCAAATAAAGGTAGTGATAGAGATGATGCAATGGGTGGTGGAAATATACCTACAAAAACTGCTGCACCCAAATCAATAGGAGTTGCAAATCCGTACAGTGGTGGTATAGGTGGAATACATTCAGGATATTAAATGGCTAGAGTAGATATTGTAATTCCAGAACCAACTCCAAAATATACTGAGGAAAACCAAAGGCAAGTTACTCAGTCTTTACGAACTATGCAAGATAAGTTAAATACTTCTTATCAACAAGAACTTAAAAATGAACAGGATGCTTT